CTCAAGCGTACGCAGGGCCGAAAATAGGAGTTTGGCATGGGCAGGGGGAGAAAGCCGACGCCAAAGGCGATTCTGAGCATGCGTGGCGCTCGGATTCGAGGGCCGCACAAAAACGAAGTTGACGCCGAGCCTGGAATCCCGCCGGCCCCGGCTTGGCTTTGCGACCAGGCCCGAGCCGAGTGGGACCGAATCGTTCCGATGCTGGAGTCTTCCAAGGTGATGAGCCCGAGGCACCAGCAGACGCTGGCCGCCTACTGCGACTCGTTCGCCGACATGGTGCAGGCCGACGCGGAACTCAAGGCCAACGGCACCACGCTAATGGACGACAAAGGTAGGGTGAGCAATCACCCGGCATGGATGCGAAAGCGGGACGCCCGCAATCAGATGCTCAAGTTCGCGTCAGAGTTTGGCCTGACTGCATCGGCACTGGCGAGGGTATCGGCCGTTGAGCAAGCGACGGACGAAGACGAAGAAGACCGCAGAATGTTCGGCTGACGAGCCGTGCAACGGCTGTGCTTCCTGCATGGCGGTGCTCTTCTTTCAGAAGCACCTGACGCACGCCAAGGGCGAGCTCGGCGGCAAGCCGTTCATGCTTGAGCCGTGGCAGCGGAAATACGTCTGGTCGTTGTTCCGCGAGCGTGACGGCCGCCGGTTTGTTCGCACGTCGCTGCTGGCGCTTCCCCGCAAGAACGGAAAGAGCACGCTGGCTGCGGGTATCGCTTTGAGGTGCCTCATGGAGCCCGAGCCGGGGGCCGAGGTGTACTCGTGCGCCGCTTCGCGAGATCAGGCGCGGCTCGTGTTTGATACCGCCAAGATCGCCGTCGAGCAGTCTCCGGTGCTGTCTCAGAAACTCAAGGTGTACCGCAACGCTATCGTCCGCGAGTCCACGCACGCCACGTACAAGGCACTTTCCGCAGAGGCTGGAATCCAGCACGGGCTTTCGCCGCACGCTGTGGTTTTTGATGAGCTCCACGTTGCCAACCGGGAAATGTGGGAAGTGATGATCAGCGGCCAGGGTGCTCGAAGGAACCCGCTAACGGTGGCCCTGACTACTGCCGGCTGGGATCGCCGCAGCGTCTGCTGGGAAGTGTGGAAGTACGCCGAGGCCGTTCGCGATGGCGTCGTCAAAGACGAGACATTTCTGCCGATGATTTTCAGTGCGGCACCCGAGGCCGATTGGAAGGACGAGCGAGTGTGGGCCGCCGCCAACCCTAACCTTGGCGTGTCCGTGAAGCTGGACTTCCTCCGCAGCGAATGCGCCAGGGCGGTGGAAATGCCGGCGTATGAATCAGCGTTCCGGCAGCTGTACTTGAACCAGTGGGTAGAGGTGGAAACGAGGTGGCTTCGCATGGATCACTGGACGCAAGGCAATGGTGCCTGCCCGGTGAACCTCGACGGTCGGGAGTGCTTCGCCGGCCTGGACTTGGCAACGACGTTTGACACCACGGCACTCGTGCTGCTGTTCCCCTTGGACAACGGCACCTTTTGGGTTGAGCCGCATTTCTGGATACCGAGCGAAAACGCCCACCAGCGGGAGCGTCGAGACAAGGTGCCGTATCTGACGTGGCACCGCCAGGGGCATCTGCACATGACAGACGGCAACGTGACTGACTTTGAGCAGCTGCGGCGCGACATCAACAACATCTGCACAAAGTACCGCGTGCGTGGCATCGGATTGGACCCGTGGAACGCCGCCCAGTTGGGCCAGCAACTGCAAGGAGATGGGCTGCCCATGCAAGACTTTCGGCAGGGCTATGCGTCAATGTCGGCCCCGTCAAAGCAACTGGAGAACTGGGTGGTGAGCGGCAAGCTCCTGCACGGCGGCCATCCGGTCCTTGGCTGGCAAGCGGCGAACGTGGCGATTCAAAGCGACTCAGCGGCCGGCAACATCAAGCCCAGTAAGAACAAGAGCAGCGAGCGAATCGACGGAATCGTGAGCCTGGTAATGGCCATCGGCCTCTGGCAAACCGCAACCGCCCCGAAGCCCGCACAATCCTGGGACATCGTCACGATATGAGCGGACTCATCGAGAACCCCGAGAAGTCGTACCGCATCATTGATTTGCGTGGTTCCTACGGTGACGGCTGGAGCGAGTCGCCGAGTCGTGGCCCTGCCGGGGTGCGAATCACGCCAGAGACGGCCCTGCAGTGTTCGGCGGTACTGGCTTGCGTGAGGTTGATTGCCGAGAACCTCGCCACCGTTCCGCTGCACTTGTACCGGCGGCTGTCCGAAGGCGGCAAGGAGCGTGCTCGCGATCTGCCGCTGTATCGGATTTTGAACCAGCAGCCCAACGGCTGGCAAACGTCGTTTGAGTTTCGCGAGATGCTCACGGCTCACTGCCTGCTCTACGGCAACGCCTACGCCGAGATCCGCAGCGGTGCCGTTGGTGCTGTCTCGGAGTTGTGGCCGCTGCACCCGAGCCGCATGAAGGTTGAGCAGCTGGAAGACGGCACGCTCCGCTACTGCTACCGCGAGCAGACCGGAAGCGAGACGTACTACCGCCAAGATCAGATTTTCCACCTGCGGTGGCTCTCGCAGGACGGCGTCATGGGCATGCTGCCGATCACGCTGGCTCGTGATGCCATTGGCCTGGCCCAAGCTCTTGAGTCGCACGGTGGTGCATACTTCGGCAACGCCTGCCGGCTTTCTGGGCTTATGGAGTCCGACAACCCGATCACGGTGGAGACTGCTGAGCGTCTTCGCGAGCAGTTTGAGCGTCTGCACCGTGGGGCTGACCGTGCATTCCGCACCGCTGTGCTACCGCAAGGCGTTCACTGGAAGGACGTGCAAGCGACGAACGAAGCGAGCCAGTTCCTTGAGACGCGGGCCTACCAAGTTATTGAGATATGCCGCCAGTACCGCGTGGACCCGAGCTACATCCAGGACAAGACGAAAGTCGGCTATGCCTCGCAGGAGCAGGCGGCCATCGACTTGGTGCAGCAGACGCTGCTGCCTTGGTTCCGCCGCTGGGAATCCGCCATCACTCGCGATCTCGTCGTGCGAGACGACGTGTACTTCGCCGAGTTCGACACTCGCGGCCTTCTGCGTGGTGACTTGGCCGCACAGTCTGCGTGGCTGCAAACGATGCTCAGCACCGGCATCTACAGCGTCAACGAGTGCCGCGAAGTTCTGAATATGAACCCGATTGGCCCCGAAGGCGATCAGCGGTACATGCAGATGAACCTGACGACGATGCAGGGCATTGCGGCTACGGCCGCCGCCGGAAACGCTGGCGAGCCTGCCCCGGCCGACAACGAGCCCACGTCGTACACGGACAACCTTCTGGCTGGCACGGCTCCAGCGAACGAGCCTCCCAAGCCCGTCAGTCCCGCACCGCGTTCACGTCGGAAGAAGTCCAATGGCTAGGTATGACGCTATTGACTTCACGCCGCCGGCAGGAGTGCGAGCCGAGGCCAAGCGTGGCCTGGAGTGGAGAGACAAGTTCAATCGTGGCGGCACCGCCGTCGGCGTGGCTCGAGCCCGCGACTTGTCCAACGGCACGAGCATCAGTCCTGACACCGCACGCCGCATGGCGTCGTTCTTCGCTCGTCATGAGGTGGACAAGAAGGGCCAGGGATTCCAGCCCAGCGAAGACGGTTTCCCCAGTGCCGGGCGTATCGCCTGGGCTCTGTGGGGCGGCGATCCCGGCCAGGCATGGGCAAGCAAACTCACCCGGCAGATGGATGCCGCAGACAACGAGGGCCGAAGCATGAACATTGAGATGGAACGCCGCTGCGTGGCTCTTCCGCTGACGCTCGAAACCCGCGAAGCCGGCAAGGCGTACATCGGCGGGTATGCCGCCAAGTACAACGTACGCAGCACGATGCTTGGTACGTTCCGTGAGCAGATCATGCCGGGGGCGTTTACCCGCGCTCTCAAGGAGCAGGCGCACCCCGTTGTGGCCCTGTGGAACCACGACCCTAACTATGTGCTTGGCTCGACTCGCAGCGGCACGCTGACGGTGGACACGGATGACGAGGGCATGCGGTACAACGTCGAGGTGCCTGACACTCAACTCGGCCGGGATCTTTCCACGCTCATCTCCCGTGGCGACGTGTGGGGCTCAAGTTTCGCGTTCGTCATTGGCGAGGAATCGTGGGACAAGGACGAAGACGGCACGGCCCTGCGTAGCGTGATTTCGGTGGAAGGCGTCTACGACGTTTCTCCAGTCCTGACGCCAGCGTATGAACAGGCCACAACGGGCGTGGCGGTTCGCAGCTATGAGCGGTTCTTACAATCGCACCGACCGGCGCTGAAGCTGCCGGCTCTTCGACGGGACGCGAAGACCGAAAAGCAGATTCGCAGGTTCCTGAGGCAGCATGGCCACAAAGTCGGGTGATGTTTGCGGCCACTGCCGCTCTGCACGTCTTGGCGTGTATTCGTCAATGGAAAAGGGCGGCTTGTGCACTCGCTATCTGCGGTGCCCTTCATGCCGCAAGACGGCCAAGCACGTCGTGAAGTCGTGCGAGATACGCAGGCGCTCGTTGCATAAGTAAGCAACTGAACGCAAAGCGTATCTGCAAGGACTGCCCGGCCCGGCCCTAACGTGCGAATAGGTCATTACCTACCGCACACAGGAGCCATCACATGGCCGCCAGCAAAGTCAAAGAACTCCTCGACGAACTCGCCGCCACGCTTGCTGAGATGGGCGCGCTGGATGAAGCCGGCGCTGCCGAAGAGATGACCGAGAACCAGGACGGCACGCCGGCTGACGGCGGCGAACGTTCGGTTGTCGCGGAAGTTGAGGCTCGCCAGGCCAAGTACGACGCCCTGCTCGCGAAGGCCGAGCGGATCAAGTCCGCCATCGCCAACGCCGAAGCGGCCGAGGCCCGCAAGGCCGAACTGCTCAAGACGCTTAACCGTGCGACCCCTGCTCACTCGGAGGCTGCCGTGAACAAGCCCAGCATCTACCCGATTTCTCGCCGTGGTTCGCTCAAGGCGTTTGAAGATTACGAGACGGCATACAAGTGCGGCCAGTGGCTCAAGGCGAGCGGTGGAGATGCCGAGGCAAAGCGGTGGTGCCGCGATGCTGGCATTGAAGTCCGCGATATGGGCGAGCAGGTCAACTCGCTTGGCGGCGTGACCGTGTTTGATCAGTTTGAGAATCAGCTGATTCGCCGGGTTGAGCAATACGGTGTTGCTGCGAACATTTCGCAGAAAATCACCATGAGTACTGATACCGTTCTCGTGCCTCGCAGATTGACGGGCGTTACGGCAAGTTGGATCGGAGAGAATACGACTATCCCGACTTCCGACCCGACCGCAACGATGGTGCAGCTGGTCGCCAAGAAGCTGGCCGTTGCAACTCGAGTTTCGATGGAACTGCTGAACGATTCGGCAATGATTGCTGATTGGCTCCTGGCTGAGTTCAGCCTTGCCATCGCAAAGCAGCAGGACGATGCCGTGTTTCTTGGTGACGGAAGCAGCACCTACGGCGGCATCCGTGGCCTTGCTCAGTTGACTGACGGCACGCACGCCGCGAGCGTGGCGACTGCGGCTACTGGCAATACGACGATTGCGGCCCTGGACATTGATGACTACCTCGCCGCAATGGGCAAGATTCCCCGTTACGCGATTGGCACGTCCGCCTGGTACATGCACCCGAGCGTCTACCACAACAGCGTGCAGCGGATGATGCTGTCGAGTGGCACGGCCGGCAGCGGCACCATCGGCGCTCTGGCGGGCGGGAACACCGCACAGAACCTTGCGAACAGCACGCCAACGACTTTCCTTGGCCTGCCTGTTGTTTGGGTGCTGTCGATGAACTCGGCCCCCACGACCGGCCAGACCTACGCCTACGTTGGCGACGTGTCGCTTGCGGCCATCATGGGCGAGAAGGCTGGCGGGGTTCAGATTGCCTCGTCTGACGACCGCTACTTTGAATTTGACCAGCGTGTGTACAAGTGCTCGGTCCGCATGGACTGGAACCTGCACACCGCCGGCGATGCGACCACCGCTGGCCCCGTGATCGCTTGCAAGCTGGCCTGAGCCTGACACCTTCCTAGGAGACAATTGACCCATGAATCACATTTCTTTGTCGAAGAGTGCAGTCAAGGCTGCGTCAAGCGTTGCTGCTTCGGCCACTCACTCGCACGAGATCGACACGGTTGGCTTCAAGTATCTGAGCGTTGACGTGGTGTACTCGCCGTTCACGGCGGCCACTTCGGCCTACGCCAGCGTGCTGAAGATTCAGGAGTCGGACACCAGCGGCTCTGGCCAGTCGGACGTGTCAGGACTTTCCGTGACTGCCGGTGCGGGCTCGACCACGGGTGCCAACTACGGTGCCGTTGCCCGGTTTAATGTCGATCTGCGTGGCCGCAAGCGGTACCTGACGGTGGTGACGAGCCCCGGCAATACCGTGGCCATCGTGACCGACGCCCGACTCAGCAAGGGCGAGCAGGGTGCGACTGATGCGACCGGTGCCGGCGTGAACGACTACAAGTCGCTCTGACGCTTGACGCCAATAGTAAAACGCCCAAGAGCGGGCGGCTGGGTTCGCCCGGCCGCCCGTTTGGCGTTTACCAAGGAGCACTCGTGAAGTTTCGCGTAGGCAACATCGAGCACGACTTGCGAGTTGAGGC